TGCACATGAAGCTTTATTAACCGAATTACTAAATCCAGAAATCGAACACAGTAGAAAAACCGAAATTCTCCAATTAGTGAGAGCAGACTACGTTGGTGTTCATACTGATTTCACGGAATTAGAAAAAAGCAACACACATTTTAAAAAGAATAATGACGATCTTCTCCAATCGAATAGTATGCTATTCCGTCAAGCAGGTATGCTTGGTCGTGAAGAAGAAAAAGAAGATGAAATTATCCAACAAGAATTTAGTGAAACGGTAACCATTGAACAACTCGAAAAACGACGTTGATTCATCATACCGAATGAGAGGGGAATATTAACACATGGCACGTATAACCATTCAAGATGTGAGAATGAATTTAGGTATTACAGAAACATACGACATAGTAAACGCAATTCGTAACAGTTCTGGAGATAGTTTCAGAAATTATGTACCGTTAGCAAATGCAGATAACGTTGCAGAAGTTGGAGCAGGTATTCTATTAACACAAGCCGTTCAAAATGATTTTATTACGTCACTTGTTGATCGTATTGGTTTAGTGGTTATCCGTTCAGTAGCATTGCAAAACCCGTTAGCAAAATTCAAAAAGGGTCAAATGCCTTTAGGACGTTCGATTGAAGAAATCTTTGTCGATATTACAAAAGCTAAAAAGTATGATCCAGATGAATCGGAAAATGCCGTTTTCAAACGTGAAATTCCAAACGTTCGCACATTGTTCCACGAACGTAATCGTCAAGATTTATACCAACAAACAATTCAAGATGAATCACTGAAATCAGCGTTTGTTACTTGGGGTAATTTTGAAGGATTCCTTGGCGGTATTATTAACTCAATCTACAATTCGGCAGAAGTTGATGAATTTGAGTATATGAAACTATTAGTAGATAACTACTACGCAAAAGGTTTATTCCATGTAGTACCTGTTATCAAACCCGACACAGAAACTTCTTCACGCGAGTTCATCAAAAAGGTTCGTGCAACTTCACGTAAAATGACTTTATCAAGTGGTTCACGTGACTTCAACTCGTTAGCAGTGCGTACACGTACAGAATTAAGCGACTTACACTTAATCATTGACGCAAACCTTGAAGCAGAAATTGATGTTGACGTTTTAGCACGTGCGTTCAACATGGATAAAACTACTTTCCTTGGTCATGTAACAATCGTGGATGGATTCGCATCAACAGGGCTTGAAGCCGTACTTGTCGATCATGAATGGTTCATGGTTTATGACAACCTACAAAAAATGGAAACAATTCGTAACCCACGTGGTTTGTATTGGAACTACTTCTACCATGTGTGGCAGACTCTTTCTGTATCACGTTTTGCAAATGCAGTTGCGTTTGTGTCTGGTGCAGTTAAAGCAGTTACGCAAGTAATCGTTGATCCAACAATTGCTTCATTGAAGCAAGGTAAATCAATGCAGTTCACGGCTTATGTTCGTGCAACAGATGGATTAGACCATGACGTAGTTGGTCAATTACTCCTTCTGGTAGTACAACAGTTAAAGCAGGAACTACAATTGACCAAGAAGGTGTATTAACAGTTGCAGTTGACCAATTAGGTGAATTGTTAATTAAAGCAACAGTGGATATTGGTAGCGCAGAAACACCTGATCTAGTTGTTGGTGAATCAATCGTAACGGTTGTTCCTACGCTGATCTAATAGTTGGGAGGAAAACGTTTTGGCTACAGTCCCATTAAGTGGAACGAATATTCGGTTCTTATCGAATATTCGGTTCTCTAATGATTATCGAAATACTAGATGGTTTGACACGATCAGTGAACAAACACAGTATTTCTTAAATAAAACAATTGTCCATAGTATGTTGGAAACAACAAATTTTCAACGCATTGAGGGTAAAAATTTTATTGCCGTAAATAAAAGTATTGATGATTTGTGGGGAACAAATTACGTTATGTTCCAGAACACATCATACAATAGCAAATGGTTCTATGGTTTTGTAACGAAATTAGAATACAAAAATCGTAGCACTACACATGTTCACTTTAGTATTGACGTATTCCAAACATGGAAGTTTGACATGATTTTCAAACCTTCTTTTGTGGTACGTGAACATGCAAAATTATGGAACGAAGATGGTTCGCCTGTTGTGAATACAGTGGATGAAGGATTGGATTATGGGTCTCAATATGTGACGAAATCAGTTGAGCAATATAGGCCGTTTAATGATGTTCATTTTATGGTGATTGTTGCAAAAGCTTGGATTCACACGAACAACGCCATATCAAATGAGATCATGCCTGTATTAAATGGTGTTCCACAACCTTTAACCTATTACATTCATCCATTTAAAATGGATGGTAGCGTTGTTAATGTAAATGTTGGCGGTCAAAATATTAATGCAAGTAGTATTTTAAAAGTCATTCAAATGTGTTCGGTTCATGGTGATGCAGTTAATAACATTGTCTCTATGTACATTACAGATTTTGTCA